GGCATCAATAATCAATATGGCGAAACATGGCTTGGTGATAACTTTGACTCTGCCTTGCTCAATGGCACATTGATGGAGGCCATCACTTACATCAAGGGTGGAGATGAGCAGGGATTGCTGATGAAGCTATATCAAGAAAGATATACTGCTTCTATGGCGCTTCTCAAGAATTTGGGCGATGGCAAACTCCGTATGGATGCATACAGGGATGGTCAAGTTAGGGTACCTGTTGCATGAGTATTATTCAAACACAAACAACCAGCTTCAAGACGGAGCTTTACGAAGGTATCCACAATCTTTTGTCGGATACCTTGTATATGGCTTTGTATACAGGTAATGCTAGTTTAAACAATACAACAACTGTTTACACTACAAGCAATGAAATAACAGGGACTGGATACACCGCAGGAGGTATTCAGGTAACAGGGGCAACAGTATCCAATGACGGGAACTACACGGCTTATGTTAATTTTAATAATGTCACTTGGCCTAATTCTAATCTCACAGCCAGATGTGCTTTGCTATACAACGTTAGTAAGTCCAACCGATCAATCTGCGTCATTGACTTTGGATCAAACAAGACAATGGCAAATTTTACCATTACAATGCCCGCAAATACATCAACAACAGCGTTAATTCGCAGTTCTAACTAGGAGTTATCATGACCAATGAACTTTCAAATTTTGGAGACAACGCAGTTGTGACACTCCAAGCAAATGCCAAAGTACCTGAAGGCATGGGTATTGAGGGATGGTACGAAGTAGTATGCCATGACAAAGATGGCAATCTAAAGTGGGAAGAAAAGTTTCCCAACTTGGTGGTTGCTGTTGGTAAGCAGTTGATGTTGGACACGCTTCTCAAGGGCAGCTCCTACACAGTGGTTGGACCTTACCTTGGTTTGATTTCCAACACATTCACTGCGTCTGCATCAGACACAATGGGTTCGCACACATGGACTGAGTTCACAGCTTATACAGTTGGCGGTTCTGCTGTTCGTGGTACGGCTGTGTTCGGATCATCCACATCGACTGGTTCTACTCCTTCAAACGTGACATCAAGTACCGCAACAGCGATTACTTACACGATCACAGGTTCAGGTGGTACAGTTTACGGATGTTTCTTGGTGACCGGAACAGGCGCTGTAAGCACTCAAGGTTCAACGGCAGGTATTCTGTATTCAGAAGGTTTGTTTGGTACAGCCAAAACCACAACTGCTGGCGACACCGTATCTGTAACTTACAGTACGACCGCCACATCTTGATAGATGTTTGGTTTATCCGCCTTTGCCCAATCCCCGTTCGCAGCAACGGGTAGTAATTCTTACGCTTTTTCGATTGCAGAGAATTCAGGGCTGGCGGATAGCAGTACGCAAGCGTATGCGTATGTAAATTCCATAACAGAAGCCTTTACCTCCAGCGACACCAATGCAGAAATTGATGTTTTCTACGACAGCATCGTAGAAGGGTTAACAAGCGCAGATACACAGACTGTAAGCGCAGGGTTCTTCTTTACTGATACAGAAGGCAGCACCATAGGGGACTCCGAGTCCATATTGGCGCAGTTTAGTGTTTCTGATACTGAAAATATAACTTCAGCAGAATCCGAAACCCTTTCAGCTCAGTACACGTTTACGGATACAGAAAACTCTGGCTTAGCGGACACTCCAACAATTTCTGCTCAGTTTAGCGTTTCTGACACAGAAGGATCAACGCTTGCAGATACTCCAAGTATTAAAGCTGGATTTGTGCTTACGGATACCGAAGGCGTAACATCTGGGGATACAGCGGCTATTGCTGCGGCATTTGCAACTAGTATTGCTGAAAACTTAAAACCTGCGGATGTTATTACTGCCGGGTTGATAGTTTTATTCACGATCACAGAAAATGCAGGGATAGCAAACACGCAAACAATCTCAGCCCAGTTTGCGCTATCTTTGATTGAAAACTCTGTGCTGGTGGATGTGCGTGCTACGCAGTCTGCTTACCTTGAAAGCATCATCGAAAACTTGGTAGCAGGAGATTCAAATATCACGGTTGGATGGTTCATAATCAATGACAACCAGACGCCAAACTGGCAAAATATCAATATTACCCAGACCCCCGGCTGGACACTGATTCAAGGATAAAAAATGGCTCTTCAAGTTGCTGATAGAGTACAAGTTGTAAGCTCGACATACACCACCAGTAGTTTTACGTTGGGGTCTGCTGTCACCGGGTTTCAAGGCTTTTCTGCTCTGACAAACGGAAACACAACTTATTACGCCGCTACAGATTCAAGTGGTAACTGGGAAGTTGGGTATGGCGCATATACATCTGCCACTCCAGCGCTGGCTCGCACAACCATCTTGGCTTCTAGTAATTCTGGGAGTGTTGTGACTTTTAGTGGTACGGTTAATGTGTTCATCACATACCCAGCAGAGAAAGTTGTTATTCAAGATGCCAACGGTATCGTGGCATGGACTAATCAAGCTCCCGGTTATACGAACACGGTAACGGCTGCGGGCACAACAACAATAACCGCTTCTGCAACGTACTACCAACACTTTAGCGGGACAACTACTCAGACACTTAAACTTCCTGATGAAACAACCATACCAACAGCCACCGGATACATCGTTGACAATGACTCATCTGCCAACGTGACTGTTCAAGACAGTGCAGGCAACACGTTGGCGACTGCTGTACCCGGTGGTGCTGGTTGGATTTATTCGCTATCGAATAGTGCTGCAACTGGCAACTGGGCTGGTTATCTCTTGCCTCCCGGCAACAGTGCAACTGGCTTGATCACATGGGGCACGGCTGGGTTGAACTTGGCCAGCAGCTACATCCAAGGCGTGACGACATTGAACATGTCGGGTCAGTTGACCTCAACTGTTGCAACCGGCACAGCACCGTTTGTGGTGGCAAGCACCACACAGGTCGCCAACTTAAATGCAGCTACAGCCGGTTCTGTAACCAATGCGCTGACGCTTAATAATGGCGGATCAGGTGCAGCGTCTGGAACAACCTATAACGGATCAAGTGCAGTAACTTTATCCTACAACACTATTGGCGCATCTCCAGTTGCAGGCTCGTCAAGTATTGTTACGCTAGGAGTTGTAACTACAGGAACATGGAATGCAAACGTAATTGGTGTTGGTTATGGCGGTACAGGACTGTCTTCTACTCCTTCCAATGGTCAAATTGATATTGGTAATGGCACAAACTTTACAAGAACTACGATAACTCAAGGTTCAGGTATTACGGTCACCAATGGCTCTGGATCAATAACTGTAGCTAATGCTGGCGTAACATCAAATGTAGCTGGCACAGGTATTTCCGTATCAGGTTCTACGGGGGCAGTAACAATTACCAATTCAGGCGTGACTTCTGCTGTAGCTGGAACGGGTATTTCTGTTAGTGGATCAACAGGTGCGGTAACATTTACAAACAGCGGTGTTACTTCATTAACAGGTACATCCAACCAAGTGTCTGTTTCCGGCTCTACTGGATCTGTAACTTTATCCACACCGCAAAGTATTGGTACAACTTCAAGTGTCCAGTTTGGTTCATTTGGTGTTGGCACGGCAGCTTCAGGAACAACGGGTGAGATCAGGGCCACCAATAACGTCACGGCTTATTATTCTTCTGACATAAAATTCAAGGAAAATATCCATGATGTGCCAGATGCATTAGAGATTGTCTGCGCCATCGGATCTAAGATATTTGATTGGAAAGATGAATATCTTACAAGCCACGGCGGGGAAGATGGGTATTTCATCCGCAAATCTGATTTTGGTGTAATTGCTCAGGATGTGGAAAAGGTATTTTCTAGGGCAGTTAGAACTAGGGAAGATGGGTCACTTGCGGTAGACTATGAGAAATTAAGTACATTGGCATTTGGAGCTATTGCCGAATTGCTAAAACGTGTTGAAGCATTGGAGAATAAATAATGTCAGCCAATACAACTCTATTGGGTTTAAACCAACCAACAACAGGCGGAGATGCTGGTGTTTGGGGTGATGAAGTAAACAATGGCTTTACAGCTCTTGTCGATATTTCTGTGGCCGGGACTAACAATCTGACCGCAGATAGTGACATCACATTAGCCATCTCAAATGGCACAAATTCATCTAGCTTTGCCAGCACAGGAACAAATTCAACCGTTGCTCAATATTATGTATTGAATTGCAGTGGGTCAAGAACAGTCCAAAGAAACATCATAGTTCCTACATCAAGTAAAACTTATGTAGTAATTAATAACACCACAGGTGGCTTTGCAATCACTGTCAAGAAAAGCGGTGGAACTGGGGTATCGGTAGCCAATGGCGAGACAGCAATTGTTTACTATAATTCAACCACAGGAGATGTTGTAAAGGTATCTTCTTTTGGAACATCTACTTCAGCTTTTGGAAACTTTGCTATTGTGGCATCTGGCACAAAACTTCTTTTCCAATACAGCGGAACAACAGTTTTATCCATTGACAATAGCGGTAATTTGATCAGTGCTGCAAATGTCACAGCATACGGAACACCATAAGGGGATAACGCATGACTCTAAATGCATCAGGCCCAATCAGTCTAGGTGGCTGTACAGCGGGGCAATCTATTGCTAAAGAATTGTCTCTCAGCGGGACAGCGCAGATTTCTTTAAATTGTACAAACGTTAGAACATTAGCTGGTGTAGCGAGTGGCGCTATTGTCATGCCAACTAATTTTTATGGAAAAAGTTATGCAACGGTTCCTGGGGCGCCAACAATAGGAACTGTAACGGGCACAAGCACAAGTTCTGTCTCAGTTTCTTTTACTGCTCCAAGTTGTACTGGTGGCTCTCCAATTACAGGGTACCAAGCTGTATGTACTTCATCGGGAACGAATAGTGCAACAGGTTCATCTAGCCCAATTTCAGTAACTGGATTATCTGCTGGTACGAGTTATACATTCCATGTTAGAGCACAAAATGCTATTGGTTATGGTGCTTTTAGTGGAAATGCAACTGGATCAACAAATGCGGCCGCTGGATCACAATCTTATACAACGGCTGGTACATATACATGGGTTGCTCCTGCTGGTGTAACTTCAGTATCTGTTGTTGCAGTTGGTGGTGGATCAGGAGGAGCATATGGATGCGCTAGTTGTTGCGTTTATTTCCATGAAGGTGGCGGTGGAGGTGGTTTAGGTTATAAAAATAACTTTACAGTAACTCCAGGAAATTCTTACACAGTTGTTGTTGGTGTTGGTGGAACTGCGGCTTACCAAGGTGGTACTTGTGGCACTGGTGGATGGGGAGGGCAAAGTTATTTCTGTAGCACATCAGTTGTAAGAGGTGGTGGCGGTGGGCGTTGTAACTATACATTCATTGGCGGACTATATACTGGTACTGGCGGTGGTAATGGAGGATGCGGAACAGGGCCTCATGTTGGTAAGGCTGGCGGTGGTGGTGCTGGCGGTTATTCTGGATCTGGTGGCATTAGAGGTGGAGCTGGTTCTGGCGGCGGAGGTGGTGGAGGGGGTACTTGTACTTATAGAAGCGGTGGCGGTGTAGGTATACTTGGTCAGGGATCAAGTGGAGCGGCTGGCGGTACGAATTGTTATGGTGGGGGTGGTAGCGGTGGAGCTACTGGAACTTCTCGTCAAGGAGGTGCCTATGGCGGAGGTGGTTGTAGTCTTTGTACATCTACAAAAGGCGGTGTTGGTGCGGTTCGTATTGTCTGGCCTGGTAACACCCGTACATTCCCATCAACTTGTGTAGGAAGTCCATAATGAACTTATACATTCAAATTGAAAACGGTCAGCCCGTTAATCATCCAGCAATTGATGATAATTTAATTGCAATATTTGGAATAATTCCACCCAACTGGGAACCTTTTGCTAGAGTTGAAAAGCCTGTGCCTAATGTGTATCAAGTTTTGGATGGAGAAGATCCAGCGTATGAAAAAGTCAATGGAGTTTGGACTGATGTATGGCCTTTGCGAAATATGACTGTTGCTGAAAAAACGGCTAAACAACAGGCTGTTCGTGATGCTTTTAATTCTCGTCAACAAGCTTCAAATTGGTCGGCTTGGACATTTGACGAAACAACTTGTTCAATGGTTCCGCCCATACCTAGACCAGCAACAGATTCAAATAAAATAAACGCAGGTATTTATACTTTTTGGTGTGGCGCAGATAATAATTGGAAAGATACATCACCCATGCCACATGATAATAATCAATATAATTTTGATTTTCTTTCATGGACTTGGGTTATAGTATAAATACATAAGGAGAAAGCAATGCCAGATGGAACGCAACCAGAACTACAAACCACAACAGAATCACAATTGCAAGGATGGAGTTATTTCCCATCCAATATATACACCGTTGAACGTCCTGATTTCTTAAAAGCAGTCAGTGAAGTTTCAGAAGAACGTTTAAAGATTGCCAAGACACAACGCAAGTTAGATCCAATTTACCCCGTCATGATGACGGACAATCTTTTCACTGACCCCCGCATGGCAGATTTCATGCAGTATGTGGGCAGTACAGCTTGGAACATTCTGCATGGTCAAGGCTATGCAATGGACAACTTATCCACAACATTTACTGAAATGTGGACGCAGGAACACCACAAGCATTCCCTAATGGAACAACATACCCACGGATTTGGTGCTCAGTTGGTTGGATTTTATTTCCTTGAAGTTCCAGCAAAAAGCTCACAAGCCATATTCCATGATCCTCGGGCAGCTAAAGTCCAAATCAATTTACCAGAAGCCAATATGGGTTTGGCAACAGCAGCGAGTAATGCAATCCATTTCACCCCTAAACCCGGCTTATTGATATTTGCCAACTCTTGGTTGCCCCATTCATTTGGTAGACACGCAGCCAATAAGCCCATGAAGTTTGTGCATTTTAATGTTGCTGTCCAGCCAGCCCCACAAACGGTAACTGTCACAACCCCACCCGCAGAGGTTGTATGAACAAATACAGAATCAGATTCAACAAGTCTAGAGGCATGGAAGGCCGTGGCACGGTAGATCATGTTTGGCGTGTATTTGAAGGTGACAAAGAATATCTGTTTAAACATGTAAGAATCAATGTCCCATGTTTTAGCGAAAGAGATAACGAAGACTGGAACATCTGCTGTTATGGCTTATTGACCATAGACCGAGAAACATCAACCGCCACGATTGGAGTTAAAAATGGCAACAAAAAACTGGATCGCAGGAGCAGTAAAGAACAAAGGTGCATTGCACCGAGCACTGAAAGTGCCTGAAGGCGAAAAGATCCCCGCAAAGAAGATGGCTAAAGCCGCCAAGTCTACCAATCCAAAGGTAGCCAAGATGGCTAATTTGGCCAAGACACTTGGCAAACTGAAGAAATAAGGTGAAGTCATTGATCCGTTTACACTTGTCGCCCTTGCCTCTGGCGCTTTCAAGCTCTGTAAAGATGCTTGTGAGATGTACAAAGAAGGGCGGCAAATTGTTACTGACATTGCCCATGAAGTTGATGGAGTTGTCAAGGACGTTAAGAATGTACAAAAGAAAGCCAAAGGGCTACTTGGGTTCTTAACGGCCATCTTTAGTCCAGCCAAACAGGAAGAGCAGCCACAAGCTGCTCAACCCGCAAAGAAGGTCAAAAAGAAGAAAGAGCCTCCCCCAGAGTTTGACGAAAACCTCATTTACCAACAAGTAAGTGATGCTCTCATCAAGTTCTTCCAAGCGTATAACTCGCTGAAGAATTACGTCAAAGAACAGGAAGAATTTGCTCTCCATGCAAATAATGACGAAGGCCAAGAGGCCGCAATCAAGATAACGATTGCGAATTTGCAGATGGAGAAGTTGAATACGGAAATGAGTGATTACATGGTGTACCACGTCCCTCTTGAATTGAAGGATTTGTACACCCGAGTAAATCAACAGATTGGGCACATTGCCAACGTGCAGGCTCTAGCAAAGCGAGAGGAAATGCTAAAGGAGCGTAGAGCAAAATGGCAACGTCGTCAAAAGGCAGACTTAATCAGGGGAAGAATGGTGGCTTCAGTAATTACAGTGCTGATGCTAATGTGGATATGGCTAATGATTCTCAGCATGACACACTCGCCATCCTACTGATTGTTGTTCTATTGGTCGTTTTGCTATTGTTGATTCCGTTGATTGCATGGATGTATGTGGATGTCAGGCAGATGGAGCTGAGAGTCAACAAAGCTTTGACAAGGATTGAAGGCAAATGATTAAAAAATCCAGTTTTCTATACACATCAAGATTGATATGTATATTTTTGCCGTTTTTCATTACAGGTTGCAATGACACCTATAGGTATTATTGCCAAGACCCTGACAACTTTGGCAAAGAACGTTGTCAAAAGCCTAGATGTGAGTTTAATCAGGATTGTCCTGAATATTTGGTAGCCCCTATTTTGGAGAAAAAAATTGAAGGAACTCCTGCTCCTGTTGCTCAACAGCCCCAAGGAACGCCTGTCTGCCGATGAGATAGAGATCAGGGTCAGATCCTTTGTGATCATTGTCGTGACTTTAATCCTTGCCTTTATCGTCATGGCTCTCCTTTATTCTGTGACGTTCGTCAGTCAGCCAATCAAGGCTATGGCTCCCATTGACCAAGCCTACACCAAGATGCTCAATGACATCGTTCTCCTCATTGTTGGAGGAATCGGGGGTATTCTGACCAAAGGGCTAACCAACGAAGCCACTAACATGATGAACGCAGCAAAAGCCAATACTGCGGCTTATGTTGCTCCTCCCCCGCCTCCCCCTGCGCCTGTTGTGATGATGTCTCAACCCGCAGGATGGACACCTCCATATCCACCTCAAACGCCACCTTATTTAGAGGCAGATCATGAAAGGGAAAAAATGGCGCAGGCTAGAAGAGAAGCAATATGATTGCATGGTTCTTTGATGACTTGTTTTATTGGATAGCCGTCATCGCCTTGCTTGTCGGTGCAGTGGCTTATGGATTGAGTTATCTTGTAGGGTTTTTCCCTATGTTAAAGCCCCATGCCCTTGTAATGAAGGTTGTGGGATTGGTATTGATTATTTCAGGAGGCTATTATGTTGCTGATCACCGAGGTTATGAAAGAAGAGTTGCAGAAGATAAAGCAGAAATTGAGCGCCTTAATGGAGAAGCTCGGGCTAAAGAAACCGAACTCAAAGGAAAGCTCGCAAGAGCCACCGGCCAACTGAAGAAGGCTAAAGATGACATCAAGACCAAGCAGGCTAGTATTAATGCTCGCATCGATGCTGGTGAGTTGCGCCTCCCCTCCACCTGTGGTGTACAAGCCAGTGCAGATGCCACCAATGGAGATCAAGCCAATGGAACCGAATCTGACCGACAGGCTGTTAAAGATATTGTCGCCATCGCCTCAGACGGAGACAAAGCAATCGTCAAGCTCAACGCCTGCATCAGTCAATACAACGAAGTAATGCAGACAGTTAATGAGGGTGTGAAATGATCACAGTAGAAAAACTTCATGCCCTACAGATTGGGCCAGAATGGGTAGAGCCTTTAAACGCAACCATCCAAAAGTTCAACATTTTTACCGTCAAAGAGCAGGCCGCCTTTATCGGACAGCTTTCACATGAGTGCAACCACTTCCGTACACTGGAAGAGAATCTCAACTACCGAGCCGAAACCCTTCAAGCCCTATTCCATACTCATTTCAAACCGGAAGAGTATGCCCTTTTTGCTCACCAACCGCAGAAAATTGCCAATAGGATTTATGCTTCTAGGGGAGGCAACAGGAATGAAGCAAGCGGGGATGGGTTTTTGTACAGGGGAAGAGGCACGATCCAGCTTACCTTTCATGATAATTATTGGCACTGTGGGCAAGCTTTAGGTCAGGACTTTGTAAAGAACCCAGATTTGGTTAAAACACCCATGTGGGCAGCCATGAGTGGAGGATGGTTCTGGGCCACACACGGATGCAATAATTTAGTGGATAATGACGAAGCACTGTGTAAACGCATCAATGGTGGGCTATTTGGCCTAAACGAGCGCATTGAATTGACACGTAAAACTCTTGCCGTTTTAAGCGCCTAATGGGACAATAAGCTATGGCTTTACACGCAATTCGTTTCAGACCCGGTGTAAACAGGGAACAAACTCAATATACCGCTGAAACGGTAGGAACCAATTCGTCTGGATTTAATGCACCCAACTTTACAGTTATAGCTGGCTGGTATGCTTCACAGAATGTAAGGTTCAGGCAAGGATTCCCAGAAAAGATTGGCGGATGGGTTCCAATTTCCACCTACACCTATACGGGTGTATGCAGGTCTTTATTCAATTGGTTTAGCTTGGGCGGTACAGCCGTTATTGGCGTAGGCACCAACACCAATTTCTATGTTAGCCAAAGTGGTATTTTTTACGACATTACTCCAGTAAGGGGTACTGCTACACTGACCAACCCTTTTACAGCAACCGCATCATCTAATGTTATCACTGTGACCGCCGCAGCACATGGTGCTGTGACAGGAGACACAGTTACATTTAGCGGGGCAACAGGACTTGGTGGGAATATCACAGCCGCAGTTCTGAATCAAAAACATATCATTTCTGTTGTCAACGGAAACACCTATACATTCGTTGCATCTGCCACAGCCAATGCCACAGATGCATCAGGTTCTCCCGGTGGCGGTACAGTTTCAGCCACCTATCAACTTAATGTAGGCCCAGCCATCCAAGTTCCATTATCAGGATGGGGCGCAGGATATTGGGGGCAATCTACATGGGGTAATGGCGGTTCAACCAATGCACAGATTCGATTGTGGAGTCAGGCTAACTTTGGTCAGGATTTGATCTTCTGTCCTACCAATGGAGCCATTTACTATTGGGCATACGATTCAACCTATAGTTCTATTGGTGTAAACATCACAACTTTGTCAGGCGCTTCAGATTGCCCAACAGTTGCAAACTTTATTTTTGTCTCAGATGCAAGCAGGTTTGTTTTTGCATTTGGATGTAATTCTTTAGGTTCTTCTACTCAGACACCTATGCAAGTTCGCTGGTCAGACCAAGAATCTGTGACCATGTGGACACCATCAGCCACCAATCAGGCAGGTGGTATTATTCTTTCACGTGGATCCAAGATTGTTTCCTGCGTTCAGAACAGGCAGGAGATTGTTGTTTTCACCGATACATCTGTTTATTCATTCCAATACATAGGAACTCCCGGCGTTTGGGGTTCCAATATTGTTGGCGATAACATATCTATCCTAAGTAAAAACTGTGCAATCCTAGCAAATAACGTAACCTATTGGATGGGTTGGGATAAGTTTTATTTCTACAATGGTACCGTTTACACGCTTACATGCGACTTGCGTGAATACATTTTTTCTGACATTAATCTTTCCCAGTCTGACCAGTTTTTTGCTGGAACAAACGAAGGGTTTAATGAAATTTGGTGGTTCTATTGTTCTGCCAACAGCACAACCATTGATAGTTATGTGATCTATAACTATACGGATGGCATTTGGTATTATGGAAAGATGGCAAGGACAGCATGGATTGATTCCACTTCTTTGACATATCCTATTGCCGCAACTTACAATAATACTTTGGTTTACCATGAGAATGGTTTAAACGACAATACAACAGGTACTGCGTACCCTATAGACTCCTACATTCAATCTGCGGAGTTTGATATTGCGGACGGAGACCGATTCTCTTTTGTCCACCGTGTATTGCCAGACGTTACATTTAGAAACTCAACCAACTCAAGTCCTAATGTAACCATGACATTGATCCCAATGCAAAACTCGGGATCAGGATATAACACACCGCAGTCAACAGGTACAAACACCAATCTGGCCACCGTGACAAGATCTGCCACGATCCCAATTGAAAAGTTTACTGGGCAAGTTTTTGTCAGGGTTAGAGGTAGACAATTGATATTCCAAGTGGAAAACAATCAGTTGAACACACAATGGCAATTGGGCACACCAAGATTAGATATCAAACAAGATGGTCAAAGGGGTAACACATGACAATCCCAACGCAATCTGTTGCACCTAATCTACCAATACCAGACAATCAATACAGCCAAGAATATTTAAATATATTGACTAAGGTGCTTAGGCTATATTTTGCAACCAATGACAACATCAACACAACATTGATCAATCAAACATCGACCAACCAAGCATTGATTTGGATGAATCCTAATTTATGAGTAACTATCAAAACGTCACGCCAGTTCAAATCACGCAAGCTGCGTTGACAACCAGCTACGTGACGCTTTACACCGTCCCTACAAACCCAACAACACCAACCAGAACATATCTTAAAGATATGGAGTTTTGCAACACCACAGGATCAGCCATTAATGTTTATGTATCCATTGTTCCCAGCGGGGGATCTGCTGGCACAGCCAATGCTATTTACTACGGTACGAGCGTTGCTGCAAACTCTACGTTGCAATGGACGGGCACAATCGTTATGCTCACATCTTCAACCTTGCAGGCTAAAGCTTCAGCCACAGGACTAACCATGACCGCTAGTGGCGGGGAGGCAGTATGACCACAACAACCAATGCAGGCCCAACGTCTGATCAAATAAACCAAATCTTTTCCGCCTATCAAGGCGGGGATTATTCCACGGCTGGGAATTTGGCAAATCAATTCGGTCTTACATCTTCTAATTTATCTCAAATTGCACCTTCATTTGATCAAAGTGTTTTGGCTAATCAGGGTATTTTTTTGCCCGGCGGGATTGCACAACTTGGAGCACAAGGGGCTGCTGCTTCAGCAGCCAATCAAGCTGCTAATCAAGCCGCCTCTAATGCAGTCAATACATCAGCGGCCATCTCTTCTCTCAATAGTCAAAATTTTGATGTAAACCAAAACTTAAATGCCGGTCAAGGAAACACCAATACAACTCCTTTGTATTCGGTTAACTCATCAGCCCCGGGTTACAACGCAAATGCTTTCTATGGCAATCTTGCTAACGTTAATTCAAACGCAGCTTACACAAGTGCAGATGATGCAGTTCTTGCCCGCCTTAAATCTGAATTGGGTGGTACAGACCTTGGCGGTACGCTTAAAAGCTATGCTGCAATCAACAACGATCCAACAACTGCCAATAACATTGCCACTCAATTGGCAAATGCCAAATCACCAACAGAGTTTTTAAATATTCTAAAAACCAGCGATCCAACAGGCCAGAATTTATATAGCCAAATGTTGGGTGTGGCAACGGATGCCTACGCCACGACATCCAAGACGGCAAGTGATTACACCAATGCTGCGTCTTCTTTGTCTGCTGAGGCTGGTCGAAACATCATGCCCGGGGCAAATACCGGCGTATCAATGACAACGGGGACAAGTGCACCCGGCGCATTTCAAACCCCCGCAGATTATTACAATGCTTTGGTTGCGGCTAATAAACCATCAACCACATCCACCACTCCAGTTAACACATCTGATTTTGCGGATTGGTATAAGCAATTTGTTGCTGGCGCAGGAACTAAAAATAAAGATGGAAGTGTTACACCTCCGGCAGTTCCACAAGGCTATTCGAGTTGGGCGCAAGTTTATAACGATTTGTACCAACAACCAAATCAGCAAATTGCTCAAGCTCAAGCCACTTCCAAATTGGAGCAAACCAACCCTAACCAAGTTGGGATCAATGCACAACAAAATTTCTATGCACCTCAAACTAATTTGCAAAAGGTGCAGCAGCAATATGGGACGTTGTTACCAAGCACGGCGCAGGTAGGCCCAGTTTCGATCCAAGCAAATGAAATACCTAGCGGGAGTGTTGATGCAATCCATTACAACCCTACAACAGGTCAATTTGGGACAACGGCTTATTCGTCCGTAAATCAAAATTCCAATTTTTCAAATGCAATAACACCTGATGTTCTACAAAACTTAGTAGATAACAACACCAGATCAAGTATTATTTTCCAAGACCCAAATTTAACGGCTCAACAAAAAATAGACTTGACAACTGGGGCGGCTACAGCAAAACCCATTTATAGCGGAACCCAATCTCCGGGCAGCAACATATCTAATTTTGTTGGCTCTGTATTGACATACTCAGATGGATCAACATACAACACCCAGACTGGTGTAAAAACTGGGCCATCTACAGGTGGCATATCATCTTTACAAAACACGCAAACGCAAAACACAGCGAATGCTGGTATTGCCAACATCAATCAAGACCAAGCCACGCAAGTTGCACAGGCTTATGCTGCTGCACAGAAAAGCGGGGATTATTCCCAAGTTCAAAACCTAGTTAATCAGCTTGGTGTCAATGCCGCAGATGTAAGTAAATTCTTCCCTAGCTTTGATACATCCAAGTTAGGTAGCAATGTATTTTTGGCGGGGACACCACAAGCCCAGCAGGATTTTGTCAATCAATTAAAGTCCATAGCAACCAATCCAACTGCAACCACATCCAGTCAAATCCAAGATTTGATCACAAGGGCGCAGAATGATCCTACATTGGCCAAAACATATGCACCGCAGTTACAAACATTGCAAGCTGCGCTTCCCACATACCAAGCACAAGATTCTTTAAAGCAAGCTCAGGCTGGTACTAATGTATTACAAAACTACCAGAATGTACTTAGCTTGGCTCAATCTGATCCAGCTCTAGCATCTGCGATTGGATCTGACACATTGACAGGTATTCAGGATGCATTACAAGCTTCCGGCAATGGTAAATACATATCTACCTTTGAGGCATTAACTGGACTTGACAAGAATATACAGTCACAAGTTCCTGCTCAGTTAGATACCACCAAGTTGCCACAAGGTGTAACACAAAATGATGATGGCACTTATCAGGTACAAGTTCCTACTCCCGCAGGATGGGATCCCGGCACCCATGTATTTGCCACATACGATCAAACAGGTGCTTTGACGGGTTACTATTCCCCCAATCCTGTGTTCCCCACAGATGCAAATGGGAACATGAGCAAGCTCAAATATGATGCTTCTTGGACAGCCAATGGAGCACCTACTCCTCAATTGGATACATCTCATGGAGGTGTAGTATCCAATTTTGTTCAGGGCATGGGGCCTTTTGGCGCTTTGGCTATTGGTTATGGTTTATCTGCTTTGACCGGAGGGGTTGCTGCTCCATTGAGCGAAGCCCTAACAGGAGCACTCGGAACCACGTTGGGAACAGCAGTGACACAAGGTGTTTTGTCTGGTGGCTTATCAAGTCTTTTAGGAGGTAAGTTTTCCACAGGATTTGAAACGGGAGCTTTGGGTTCTGGGATTACTCAAAGTTTAAACGCTATACCCGGAATACCAGACGCAGCTTCTAAATATTTCACCACCCCAGCAGGCAATGCTTTGGCCTCATCTTTGGTCAGCAAAACACCGTTAAGCCAAAATTTGATTAATGCAGGTTTGTCTGGAACAATTAATGCAGGTTTAAACAACATACCCGGTGTAGATGCAAAGACAGCAGGTATTGTGGCAAGTTTGCTTCCGACTATAATGACGGGTAAGGTTAATCCAGCCAACCTTGTAGGCGTAGCATCCAACTTACAAAAGGCAACATCATGAGCACTAATTTTTCAATGGATCCGTCTTTCTTAGAATCTATTGGTATTGATCCCAATTCTTTAAGTGGGCCATCTACCAGTTTATCTGGGGTAGATTTGAGTGCTCTTGGTGATTTGGGTCTAACAAACTTAGGTTCTATGGATTTGTCAGCCCTTAATAAGGACTTATCAAACCTTGGCAATATAGATACATCTAAGTTATTTTTGGGTGGATCTGAAAATGCAAGCGGAACCTTACTTAACCAAGGCGCTTTATCCAACTTGCCAACTACAGGGTTAACCCCTACTGATCCAATGAGTGGTGTGGCTTTAAGTTCCACAGGATTTTTGGGATCTACAGGAAATGCTCAAGGCACAGGATCTCAATGGCAAACGGTTGGCGATACAAAGATTATGATTGCAGACGATGGATCAGCCATCGGCATCAACAACCAAACAGGTGCATCCTTTCAACTTGATGCCAACCAAGTGAACCAGATGATTCAAGCTGGTGTTTTGGATTCTAAGCAATCAGGTTATGTTGCTGCCACAGGAGGCACAGGAAACATTCCCGGCGGTGGTTTGATGTCAACATCTGCGTCTGGCGTTACAACAGTGGTTATGCCAAGCGGTAAGGTTTACACGCTAAACTCTGATGGCTCTTTGACGCTCACCAATGAGACCGTTGACCCCAATACTTACGTTCCTCCAACAGGAAGCACGTTATACACATCTAAGACCGGTGTTTCTGCTACAACGGGTGATTCTTCTACATCCAACACGGGCAATCCCGGTGGTAGTGGCTCAAGTAGTGGCACCTCAAACTTATCATCTCTTCTTCCTTTGCTTGCTGCCGCAGGATTATTAGGAAGTAAAGGTGGCGGTGGGTCTTCTTCTGCGGGTTCATCCAGCATCATTCCCAAGCTCACCGCATCCCGTCCTGCTATTAATTACACTGCTCCCGCCGCAGGAGAGAAGAATGTAACCTATTTCAGCCCTGTGACTTATGCCGCAGAGGGTGGACAAATGCATGGCGGTATATCTACACTAGGGTCTTATTCCGATGGGGGACATCTCCTTAAAGGCCCCGGAGATGGAGTTTCTGATTCCATCCCTGCCACCATTGGAGGACACCAACCTGCTAGATTGGCAGATGGTGAGTTTGTGATTCCTGCAAGGATTGTGTCTGAACTAGGTAACGGATCTACAGACGCTGGGGCTAGAAAGCTCTACGCCATGATGGACAGAATCAAAAAAACCCGCAGTCAAGCCAAAGATATAGCTGCGGATACCAAAGCTGAAAAGCATTTACCTGCGTGAGGACAATATGACTACGACCACTGGAGCAACAGGAAATACGGGGATTAGTAACATCCCCGGCGTGACAAGCACTGGATCAACATCCACCACAGGAATTGCACCTTGGGCGCAAGGCTATGTGGGATGTTTGCTTGGGAAAACACAAGCTCTTACAGCCTTGCCCATGCAACCCTATACAGGGAATCTAACCGCAGGCCCATCTGCTATTCAATCCAATTTATTTCAAGGTATTGGTCAAATAGGCTTACCCGCTAGTTATGGACAGACTTGGACAGGAGCAGGAGTTCCTGCTGTGCCTGCACAACCTACACCCACAGAGACGTCTTTGGTTAGCCAAGCCGCATCAGGCCAACCCTTTAACTATACAACTGGAGCAGCAGCTTTAGGTGGAGCAGGAACAGGTACACCCAGCACCGCAGCTCAGTACATGAATCCTTATCTACAGCAAGCTTTGGCTCCTGCTCTTCAGTGTCTGGCTTATACAGCACAACAAACCCAACAGCAGATGTTGGGCAATCTCACCAAGCAAGGCGCTTATGGTGGTGATCGTCAAGCGGTGGCTCAAGGTATTGCCGAGGGTAATCTATTGGCACAACAGAATAAACTCATCGGCTGTGGCTATAAGAATGCTTACTGCTCTGCATTGTCTGCTTTTAACACAGGTCAGCAGAATGCCAATCAAAGTCTTAGAACTGCGCTTTGTGCAGGTGCGGCTCAACAAGCGATTGCATGTAAGGCTGCGGCGGCCAATTACCAACAATACCTTACCCAACAGCAGTATCCATATCAGCAACTTTGCTTCCAGAAGAAGATGCTGTGCGGATTGCCGGTTAAACAATGCACAAGTACACCGAATGCCATGTCTTGCTTTGGAACCTTGTTGACTGCATTAGGCGTTTACAGCAACCCATGCATTCAGAAAACATTGACCTCTCTTGGCTTGTCCGGTGGTGGTTCAGTGTGCTACAACGGAAAGGGTAGAGTATGACAACGACTATGCCCCAATATCAACCTATGGGCCAGCAGGGAGGATTTCCCCCTGCCGGTCAGGTTCAACCACAATTCTCTGCGGTGGGTCAGAACAATCCTCCCTCTACATCACCCGAGGTCATGCAAAGCCCATTGAAGCTTAATGCTTTATTGAGTCATTTGGTTAAGCAAGCTACACAGCCTGATCAGATTCAGGCTCTTCAGTCCTATCTACAAAGAATTGCTCCTCAAGCCCCGCAGGCTCAACAGAGCATTATTCTTGGCTATCTCAATTCATTAAAGCAAGAGCAAACACAACCTGCTCAAGCCCCCCAACAGACCGTGGCTCAGAAGGTTATGGGGCAAACTGCTCCAGTGCAGGCTCCTGCTCAGGCTCCCGCACAACCACCAACGCAAATGAAAGAGGGTGGAGTTGCTAACCTTCCTGTGTCCGATCATCTCTATAACTTCAAAGAGGGTGGAGTGATTGGATTTGCTGAGGCGGGGGCAGTGACTGATCCCAATCAGCAATTCATGACTGAGTACAACGCACAAAAAAAATCAATAAACGATTACAGCCCAACATTGCCTATCACTCAATCTGATGCGTTAAAACAGTTACCTCCAGAAATTCAATCTTTGTACAACACAATGCCCGGTCAAGAACTGAGCAAAGTGATTGCTGAACAAGCCGCACAAAGAAAAGCAGACATGACTCAGCAACAAGCTGATGCTGATCGTGCAAGACAACTTGGTTTCTCTCAAGCCTTGATTAACGCAGGCGCAGGAACTGCGGGCATGAGAGGTATTGGTGCTTTGGGGGCAGGTTTGCAACAATTTGGTCAGACCATGAACACGGTAACAACCAATGAGATGAATCGCCAACAAGCCTTGAAAGAGAAAGCTGCATCTCAAGAGCTATTGGATGCCAAACTCAAGTCTGAGATTCAAAACTCACAGCAGGCATGGGCGCAAGGCCATATTACCGATTACATGAACTCTCAGAATAAGATTGCTGAGATTCAGAATGATGCAGCTAAGTTAAAGATCCAAGGTTTGGGTCAAATTATGCCATCCCTTGCCACAATCGAATCAGAAAGAATGCGTGCCAAGTCTAATGAATCTATTGAAGCTATGCGAGCAGCAGCAGAAAAAGAAAGAAATAGACAGGGCATACTGGGTATATTTGAAACTTTACAAGCTGACGCAAAAGATCCCAAATCTACAAATTATGGGAAGAGTGTTCCAGAACTTCTTGCTCAAGCAGGTCAAGTTGCTCAAGGCGCTGGTTTTGCATCTGCAAAAGAAAGATTGCAAAAAGAAGCTTTGGACAAGATCGATAAGATCAGAGAAGGTTATTCGATGTTTACAATGGGTCTCAAGCCTGATGATCCAAATAGAGCAATCTATGATACCAACATGAAAAATGCAATTGCTGAGGCGATTAAATACTACAAAGCATTGGGCGTTGATGTTCCGGATATGGCTAACACTGCTCCACCTGCATCGGATACTCCGTCTTTGTTGCCTAATAAGAATACGAGTGGTAATTGGACTAACTATACTGAACACAAATAATGGCAACCTACAGCATCACTGCGCCTGACGGTAAAACCTATTCCGTGGATGGCCCACCCGGGGCATCTAAAGAAGATGTTATTGCTGCTGTCAGTCATTACCATCCTATGTCTGTTTACACGACAGAAGAGTTGGAACAGGCCAGATCGG